ATACGTCACTCAAAGATACGTAGAAGTACGTATCTAAGGGATAGGAAGTGATAAGTCTTTCTGAGACTCGTTTCCATTCGTACTTGTCTGACAAGCGTTCCCCTGTGGAAACGCTTCCAGGCCCGTGCTTTGGATAGATGTCTCTCCAGTCGAAGGACTGGAACAAACGTTCGAGAGCGAGTTGCCCTCGAGCGATGACCTTGTCGATATTGATTCCTTTTCCTGTGGCAACCCGCCTACAGAATGAGAAATCACATCCACAAGCTCGCCGACCGCGTGGAACACTGGATTGATTGTTTGGCAGCTTGAAGCTGCTACCGCAACTACTCCAATGCTCGCACTGACGGTTATAGTTCTGAAGCCCAACATCCGTTTCGACAAACGAACGAAGGACTCTGTCCTCTTGTTCTTTCGAATAAGGGAGTTCATATTTGTAGAACAAAAACAAAACATCCCTTAGAGACGTGATGCTTTTCGTGCATGGTTGTGGAAGGATTTGTCCGTCTGGTCCGAAGACCTGTTGAAACAACTCACCGAGAAACCTCGGAAGTTGAGTGCCGGGAATCTTACGAAACCCAGTGCAGTTCAATGGTGTCGTTCCAAGGAGGGCGCTGTTAAGCGACTTCCCTAGACGTGGCAAGGCTTTCGTGAGAAAGCCCATTCCTTCAATAGCAACCCGCTTGCGTACCTTTTGGCACGTTAAGCGAATAGCCTTAGGTGACAAAGTCACACACGAATTAAGTACATCGTGTATGAGGGCGACGATGATTTCACATTCATCAAAGCTCTTATTGGTTTCCATAAGGTAAACCTCTTTGAGCACGCCACTTACACGACTCCTACACGTAGCAGGGATGCCTGCTACACGAGTCTACTGGTCTAAGGTAGTTCTTACGAATTACCGTTGACCAAACAATCCGAGCCGTTGCCAGTCCCGTCAAACTTAATGGTCGTATCCGCACCTGTTGAGGCACAGAAGGACAACCCCTCAGCATTGACGTTCTTGGCTTCGGTGTAGTCAGCAAGATCCCCAACGGGGATCTCCATCGTACAGCTCCAGGTGATAGAACGAACAGCACCGGAGGCGCCAGTCACTTCTTTAGTGAACTTGACGTTACTCCGACGCTTTTCCTCTAGACCCGTGCCCGTGTTCTGGTGTTGAACCTTGAACCGGTGCTTGCGATTGGGTGCCTCCGTAATGGTGGCATACTCAATAACAGAGCCCGCGGTGTTCTTCCGTGTGAACTCAACTTCGGTTCCCGCGGAATTCTTGATCTCGTTAGTATTTAGTACTAGTGCGAGTGGCATGCGATGTGTTGGTTAATGAACTTAACTATCACTAAGTATGTCGCGCACAGCACGACACACGGATCAAGCACTTACCTGGAAAAGGCAAGTGCAAGAGCTAAACAACCTTGTTTAGCATTTAGCTTATTGATTTCGATCAATAAGCCGGTGTCAGGCTGTCCCACAACTCTGTGGTACAG